CGCATACCTCCAAGGTCTAGATCTCTAGGATTGCGAGTTACTGCATTATAATATGCATCTATATTGTATTTGTTACAGATAAATTCTGCATAGGCACGTTGTTGAATGTTGTCACCGCTGACTCGTTTTCCGTATTCATCAGTTAACGTTGGTCCTATATTGCCATACTCTAATTCAGGTGCTATAAAATTTGTATGACGATTAAATTTAGTGTTATGAAAGTGTTGGAATAACCATTGATATACGTGTTCAGCATCATATTGTTGCCAAGGTTTAGTTTTCCAACAGCGTATATGATTGATAATATGAATTGTCGTGTCATTGTTACGGGCAATGTCACATAGTAGATATGCTAATAATGCACTATCAGCACCACCACTAAGACTGATAGCAATGTTCTTCCACGTAAAATCAAACGGTATTTCTACTCCGTCTATGTTTATCGTATCAAGTTGCATTTTCTAAATACCTTATCAACGGGCTCAGACCAACTGGTCTATTATCTTGTAATGCTAGATAAATCGAGTTGGTTGGTGTTAGATTAAAATCGCTGCATACCTTATAATATCGTTTTCCGTGAGCATTCCATAGATAATCGGATTCTAAATTACGTATAAAATGTAGACCAATCATTGCCAGGGCACGATTATTCATATTAAAATCATTCATAATACTAATGCTGTCTGCTCGGGTATCTTTGGTCCAACGTAGACCTATTCTGTTCCATCCTAGACCAAGACCTTTACTAAGGCTGATACCAACGGATCTAATAACTTCATCACTAAAGTCAAAACTAATATCACGACAGCAACTGATCCAAGCGCCATCAACGTGTACCGCAATGTTTTTAATTTTGCATTCATATAATATTTCCTCCATATCCGGATGTGGAGCACCAATGCTGGGAAATGGCATTGCTACGATTAAAGGAATATCAGGAATCAGCGAGCCCACATCTTTAACATACGCTAATCCTAGTCGTTGGTGATATCTATAGTCATTGCGAAGAACCTGTACAGGTCCTTGCATATAGATATTGTCTATAAATTGTGTGCAGCCAATAATTATATCCGTACGATTAAAGGTATCAAGACCCTTAAGAGTGTTTAATTTGGATTTAAGTAACCATTCTTTGCACTCTGTTTTAAAATTTGTGTAGACTTGATCACTAATATCTTTTTCTAATTTACCACTTAATACTTCTTGAATTAAACCTTCAATCCTCTGATCCGATAGAGGTTGTGGTCGTTCAATTTCCAACCATTTATTATCGTAAGTTGCTGCTGTTTTTATTCTGTCCACAAGATATTTAACCGAGTAATAGTAGCACATAAATATTTTATGCTGACAAAATTGAATATTAAATTAGATATTGATCCAATTATAGAACAGGTATTGTCTTTAGATTTTGAAAAGAGCCTAACCTTAAACTATACAACTGGTAAACTCCTTAACGGACCTTATACGACAAAACCAGAGTATGTGGGAACTCCAATAGGAAATGCCCTGTCAGTGATAGGGAATGTAGGCGAAGCAAGATTGCTTAAATTAAATTCTGCAGAGTCTTACACAGCACACGCTGATCCAGATGATCGTATTCATTTAGCAATAACAACTAATCCAAATTCTTATCTCATTGATCTTGACGACAATAAACTATATCATTTGCCTGTAGACGGTGAAGTCTGGCATATGGATACCAGTAAGATGCACGTGGCCGCAAACTTTGGTGCAAGGCCTCGTATTCATTTGAACATAAGAGTAGCATTGCCTAAGTTTACAAGCCCGGGATATTTGTTAAAAATTGAAGGTGGAGACTATGATTGGAAACAAGAGTCATACACCACACTAATGTCGTTCTTTAATAAAACAATTAAATCAAAATATATCACAGGATTTGAAAAGGTAAGCGAAAAAGAAGTGTTATTAAATTGTAATCCTCCTATCTTAGATTCCAAGATCAAAGAATTACAAGACAAAGGATTTATAGTATCACTTAGACCTGTATGACTTTCTACCCTCAACCGCTGAAAATATTAGATATAGAACCCTCATCTTATTGTAATGCTAGATGTCCGCATTGTATGAGAGAAAGCCAAAACGGTGACTATAGTTTTTTCAATCAAGTCCATCTTAAAGAAAGTTTCTTTGATATATTCTTTCCTAAAGAAGTTGCAGCCACGTTAGAAATTGCATCCTTCAGCGGAAACATTGGCGAACCCGCAATGAACAAAGACCTGTTAAACATTCTTAAATGGTTTCGAAAACAAAATCCTAATATATTTTTAGAAGTTTATACCAATGGTAGTGTTCAACAACCGCAATGGTGGCAAGAATTAGGAAATATCATAGGCACCAACGGTAATGTAATATTTGCCATAGACGGATTAAAAGACACAAATCATATCTATAGAGTTAATGTTAAATGGAATAAGCTGATGCAGAATGCACGAGCATACATCAGCACAGGAGCAACCAGTACTTGGCAGTTTATTCCATTTAAACATAATCAACATCAGGCTGAACTAGCTGAGCAGATGAGCAAGGATATGGGATTCAGTCAGTTTAAAATTAAAATTTCTCATAGAGATCTATTAAACCAACCTCAAAACACAAACAATGCTGTTGAGCCCAGTGACGATCCTAGGTTTGCACATCAAGGACAACGATTAGATTTTGTCAGAATGGATAAGACTGAAGAATATCTTAATTCTGTTAACATCAAATGTTATGCTATCGAAGAAAGAAACTTGTATATTTCAGCAGATGGATTGGTCTTTCCCTGTTGTCATACCGCTAGTATATTTTTACTCAGCGATGACCTTCTTCCAGAAAAGTATAATTGGATCAAATCAGTTAAAAATGATTTTAACAAGAACGAAATAAGTCTATATCGAAATAAACTTGAAGATATTTTATCTTCTAAGACATTTAATAGGATCAAAGAGTCCTGGGCTTTGACAATGTCACAGGGCAGAAATCCCCTATGTGCTGCAATCTGTGGCAAGTGTTCAGAAAACAATAGCCTTATCGAAGGCCTATTAGGACTCTAGTTTAGTTTTACTGATAAATTGATCCTGTGGAGTAGAGAATAACTCCGGTTGGACTCCGCAGGTTCTTACACAGGTAATCAATTTATTTTCATTCCAGTAGTAGTCCCAAACAGATTGATATTCTTTAGAATCAATAATATCTTTTAAAGATTTTTTATCTGCGTTTAGGTTATCAATTCCGCCTAGACTTTCCACAAGCTGTTGGTATTGATGAAACATATCGTTTCTTACTGCGGTTAATTCTGATAACTCGTCTGGTGGTTGGTAGGGAATCATAGATAACCAACAACAAGGGAATACGTGCCCCTGGGCATTAATGTATACCTCTTTCATTTTGAGTGCATAACATTTAATTTCAGTTTTCTTTACTATGTCTTTATAGTTGTCAATTACTCGTTTATCAATAAATTTTATTTCTGTATATTGACTAGGTTCTAAATGATATATTGTTTCTTTGTTTTTATTGTAAACAGGAAATTTTGCATCTAATAAAAACCTAGAACTATCTTTCATAGTAAATTCTTTGAAGCCTAGAGAATGAGCTCTGTGTTTAGCTTCTTCAACCTGATGTTCGTTGTGTTTAAATCTAATAAATGCCCACTCAGCAATGCCTCCGGCAAGTATAAATGCTCGAGCGTTTTCTATAATCTTTTCATAGTCTGTGCCAACTCGATAAATTGCCTGAGTGTCTTCTAGTCCATCTATGGCAAATATTACCTTATGGTTCTTGGGCAATACCATTGCTAACTTTGCCCACCAAGATTTGCTTCGGAGGCTACCGTTTGTGTGAATCCTTAATTCAATATTTGGACTAGTTGAGCTGGTATACTCAATCATTTCTAACAATTGAGAATTTAACAACGGATCTCCGTAGTTGCCACAAAAATATATAGAAGAAATTTGATCAAGAACTTCTTTATTGATAATATTTTTATATCTATCCAAGGTCCAAGATTCAATTTTGATCAAGGGATTCTCAACACCGCCGTGAATATTTCTAGTACACATAGGACAGCTTGCTTGGCAATTGTTTGATATTTCTAAATGAAGCTGCTTTAGCTCATTAAATTTAAACATTATTTTTTACCTATCACCATAAATCTTTTATACAACGGTAGCTCTAATTCTCTTGCCCACAATACATTAATTCCGCATTGTTGTTTGAAGTTTTCTAGATCTTTGGCAATTCGAATGTGTTCTGGAATGTCATAATTATTACTTTGAAGAACTAATAAACTATCCTGAGGATGACCACTTAGCCATAGGTCGTATTGATCTTGTGTAATATGTTCGCAGCTGGTGTTTATGATAATGTCGGCGTCACTGCGTATGGCGCACATATCTGCCGTGACTGCTCTGAAACGCCCTTCTATCTCTTCTTTTTTATTCATCATAGTAGCAATAGATTCACAACTAGGATCTATATCAATGCTACGAATAGTTTTAATAGGAATGGCACTTTGAAACAGCATACTTGATAGTACACCGACCCATCCACCGTGAATATCCACAGAAAGAGGAAAGTCTAATTCTTTATTGCGTTCAGGATAGATGTAATAGACTAGATTTTCTATTAACCATTCTTTGCTTTTTAATTGTCCTGACCAGAACGCATCAAGAGTTCTCATAGGATCTTTGCTTTCACGAATAGCACACATCCAGTAGTGTAAATGTTCTAGATCAATTTTCATAA